CGGCCAAGATCGCGCCAGGTAAAGAGCCTGACATCCCTGTCAGGCGGAAAAAGGACCTGGCTCGAGGAATCTCGAACCAGATCCGGGAAAGGTGGGTCGGGGACCACCTAGCACAGTTACATCAAGTGATGACTGTGCTTTAACGCCGCTTATCAGCGGCGGGAGCGGGAGAACCACGCTTGATGACGTCTTCGACGTCAAGCTGAACCTGATCGTAACCAAGAGCCTTGGAAAGCTCCTGAACGAGAGACTCAGTTTGAGCGAGAGTCTCCTTGAGCTTAGGAAGACGACGCTTCGCGGTGGCAGACAAAGAAGGAAAGTCCTTCTGATCAGCGGCAATTTGAGTTTGCCGAACAACCTCGCGTTGCTCGACAAGCCGCTTCGCGGCTTTATCGTATTCACTCTGAAGAATCGTCTTATCCATGATAGACCTCTACTTCTTAGGCTCCGTAAGCGGAGCAGGATTGATAACTTCCACCTTCAAAGGAGGAGGCGGAATAATATCAGGTTTAGCAGGAACAGCAAGGCCCATCTTTCGCATCTGCTCCAGATTGGCCAAATTACCTTTATCGTCAACTTCAGAACAAAAGTCGACGAAAAGATGAGGGTCATTGCGGAAACGGTCGCGTACGGCAGACGACAACTGGTCGAACGACTCCTGAGCAGCCCGCAAGAGGTTCATAGATGTTTGGAAATCAAACACCTGCTCGGAAAAATCCTGAGTAGTCGGAGGAAGAGGAACGTTAGAGATAAGAGAGGTTACACCAAATCGACGCACAATGACATTAATGTCCGCTTCATCCTTCGCGGACTGATCTGTGATAAGTTCACCAACAGAAGGAACGCGAGCAGCTTTGCTCGCGAGACGAGTATCGTAGTTATAACGAGAACGAATAAAAGGTTTCACGTGAAACAACTCCTATTTGAGAATGGACTTGATAATCATAAGCCACTTGGCTTCAGGAACAGACTCGAAAAACTTGGACTCCGCTTCTTTGAGCGGAATACCAGCGGCAGTAGCCTTATTGATGAGTTCCTGATACTTGATAACAAGAGGACGCAATTGCTCGATATCCATATCCTTGAGTTTACCTTCCTTGGTAGCATTCTCGGCCTGTTGGCCGAGAAGACGTAGCTCAGATTCGAGCTTGAAGGAAGAAAGACGAGCATTGGAAGCAGAATACTGCGTAAGAGGCTCAAGCTGTTGAGTCTCGACAGTAGTCTTCGCCGCTTGAGCGGCCGACGCAGCGGCCTGAGCGCGGGTCGCCTCCGTCTGAGCCTTGACAAGATTGACTTGCATGGCATTTGCAGCAGCAGACGAAGCGCCGGCAACACCGCGACCGATACCCTCACGTTCGTTTTCAACTTGAGTGAGGGAACCCGATGGAGTAGACGCGGGATTCATACCCGCAATCATAGGATTGAGACCAGCAGCGCGATAATCTTTCATCGCGCGCTGTACAGCAGTGTTCGACATCCGCTCCTGAAAAGCGGTCTGCTCACGAGAAATCTGAAGATTGGTGCGGTTCGCATCACGCGAACCACTAGAAGAAAGCGCGCCGCCGGCAATGGAGCCGACAGCGCCAATAATAGCAGGTATAAAAGCCGCCATGGAAAACTCCTAGAAATGATCGACCAAGCCGGGAACAGAATACATGGGCATCGGACGAACGACAGTATTGTCATAGAAAACATCGAGAATCATCTGCTGACCACCAGCATCAGCACCCACGGCCAACGCACGCTGTAGCGTGAGGCGAGTGGGATCAGTGATGAAAACATCGTTAAGGTTAGGAACGGCGGGAAATTCCTCAGCCAGATGCCAAGCATCAATGGTCTGAGGGTTCTGAGAACGGAAAAGGCCGGTAATTTCGTTGGGGAGATAACGATACTCTGCCCACCGCTCCTGATAGCCAAAGACAGCAATATCAGTACCGGCAGGAGGCGCGGCATCGCCGACGCAAAAAATCTCCTGATTTAACACGGCCTGCTCACCGAGATGAGCAAAGACGGGGAAGTAAAAGTCATAGCGAGTCGTCCGAGACCAATGACGGCGAAGACCCTGCTGATAAGTAACATCAGCACGCACATTGATCAAACCGATAATGTAACCATGCTCAGTGAACGCCTGGGTAAAGCCAGAGCGAAGAAGAGACGTACCCATCGCGGCCAGATTACCCTGAGGGGTATCCGTACCATCCGCAGAGGTTGCAGAGGTCTGAGCGATGGGATTGACAGTTACAAGACACGACGAACCACCAAGATACTCAGGTCGCTGAAGACGAGCGTCGGGAGAAATAACGCCGAAATGAGAACGAATGATCTCGGTATAACGAGTACCACCACGCGCGTCACGCTCCAAGAGTTTCTGAATCTGAAACGCGGTGCGAAGGGCATTGATGGTGCCCGCAGTAGCGTCTGTGAAGTCCGCATAGAGGTTATTGGGGTAGAGGCTATCGGTCTGTGCGAGCGCGGTCGCGGAAATGCCGATAGAGCCTCCTGTACCGCTCGCCATTGATCGACCAGACGTCAACGCAGCTCCCGTGTTGTTCGTGCCGCGCATGGCCTGTTGAGCTCCGGTGACGAGAGCAGAATCAAGGGTACGAATAATCGCGCCACCTTGAATATTGGGAATCGGAGTAGGGCCCGAAAGAGCAGAACCGCCAACGCCGCCAAAGAGCGGTATATCAACGGCATTGCCCTTCTGAGGAAACGGCAAGCAAGCAGTAAAATAATCGTGACGTTTTGCACGATTCCAGATAAAGTTAAAATCGTTGATATCATCGGGACCATCGTCGCGAGGGACGGGCAGCGAATCCGTCAAATTCTGATCGCGGAACCATTCATTGAAAATCAAATTGTACATACGAAACGGCAACGAAGAGTGCCGATAAACATTGGTGGGAGACGGTAAATTGGTCGGCAGACCAAAATAATCGCCGAGGGTAAGGGGCCCCCACTGAGTTTGAAGATAGGGGACAGCATAATCGATCGAATCACCTGGATCGATCTGCTCACCCATAAACTTCTGCCAATTATCCCAAACGAGACGATTGGGGCAGAAGAAAAAGAAACAATCCATATGAAGATTGTCCATGATCGGGAAAATAGGCGTGGAAAGGCGCCCAAAGGCAGTCATAGACATATTCCACTTATCACCCGGAAGAACCTCCTCACAGAAAATTGGATACACTGCAGTAGCGTCAATGGTAGTCTTGAGAGTCTTCTGCATACGCAGAGCAGAGCGCGGAATGTCAGCGCGCGGAACCATAGCGAAATTGTGAGAAGAGGCAGACTTATTGCGGTGCATAGTATACTCCATAGAAAAAAAAGGCGCCAAAGTGTACACAATGGCGCCAAAGTGGGACACACCGGAGAAAAGAGGTTACGAACTCACAGCACGGCCCACGGAAGCGAGAGACAAAGGCTTGAGGACGACATCCTTGCCAATGGCAATCTGCACCGGAGCTTCCAGAAGCTCGAACCTCGCATGAGCGTCATCGAAGACGCCCAAATGGAACAAATCAAAATCCTCGGGATGAGTGCTCATCACATTACCGCCCTCGGTATTGTTGATGGCGTCATGAAAATTGCGAATCGCGGCACCAACTGCGTTGGTGAAAAACGGAGTGCCAAAACAATTGGCAGCCCGATCACGAACCGAACAAATGACATATTTCATAGAGACCTCTTTTTAAAATCCAAACGAGCACGAGCAACTTGCTCGCGAACCAACAAACGTTCGGGAGTATCACGCTCCGAACGACCCATCGCACTTTGAGTGCGATTGAATTCTATATAATCAGAAGTAAAATCCTGAGCAGACTTAAGAAGGTTATCGTAATAACGCGGAGGCTTCATCTTGCGACCACGTATAACTACGTAGTCACGAGCACCAGAATCAGAAAACACATCAGTACGATAACGCTGAAACCAATTAGCACCAATACCCGGCTTAAGAGACATCCGGGTGAACTCTGGAGTAATCTTATAGAGTTCTCCAGTATCGAAATCAATACGGGTATAATGAGAGTCAGCTTCGGGACCAGTAATCTTGCCAACAATGTAACGAGCGACATAGGCAGCACTCTCAAAAGTTACATCACCAATAGAAGTATACCCGAAAGGCCAGAGAGACGCAAGAGCATCAGAACGATAAAGCTTAGAACCAGATGGAAGAGAACGCCAGTAGATACGGTCAGGAAAATTATAACCGAAAATACAGGCATGAAAGTGAGGACGACCGAAATTCTCACCGTACTCGCCACACATGTAAAACCTAATCTTAATCGGCTTAACATGCTTACGCAAGCGACGCATAAACAGCCGAAAATCATTATAGTTTAACGAACTGCGAGCCGGGAGATGATCGTCATCAAAAGTAAGAGTAACAAAACAATTAGCGTCATGAAGTTGAGACTCATGAACGCAACGGACCGCCCACTGACGGGAGCGCTCCAAACGACAACCAATACACTGACCACAGGGAAGAGTAAGAGAACGAAGAACTTTGCCACGTTCGGCAAAGACAATATCTCCGCCCTCAAGCTGCCATGCAGAGAGCGGAGAGTAACAAGGCATATCCGTATGCCCCAGGAACTACATGCGCCAACCGCCACGCATGGGCATGGGCATGAGATTGGCCATCTTCGTACGACCGGCAGAGCGCCGGAAAGACTTGGCAGAACGACGCTTATTGACACGCATACGACGACGCATAAGAACTCCAGAAGTTTTGCAAGTAAAGGCGCGGATATCGGAAGTAGGACGGCCGCGTGTCCATCCTGCGGCCAAGATCGCGCCAGGTAAAGAGCCTGACATCCCTGTCAGGCGGAAAAAGGACCTGGCTCGAGGAATCTCGAACCAGATCCGGGAAAGGTGGGTCGGGGACCACCTAGCACAGTTACA